CTGGTATTGAATCCGATAAAGATATCGTTAGAGATCGCAAACGCAAACAAAGCTTCTTCTCCAATATTCTTGTAGTGAACGATCCAGCTAATCCTGACAACAACGGAAAAGTGTTTCTATACAAATACGGTAAGAAGATTCACGACAAGATCTTAGATGCAATGATTCCAGAAGATGCTTCAGATGATCCTATCGACGTGTTTAGCATGTTTGAAGGAACTAATTTCAAACTGAAGATTAAGAAAGTGTCAAACTTTCCAAACTTCGACTCTTCTACATTCGACATGAAGATTGCGCCAATCTGTGGGGGAGATGAAGCTGAGATGAAAAAGGTCTTTGCTTCTCTATATCCACTAGCTCCTTTAGTTGCCGATGATCAGTTTAAATCTTATGACAAACTCAAACAAGAACTTGATAGTGTTTTAGGAAATTCTACATCAAGATCTTCTACTATCGAAGATACTCAAGATGCTCCCGACGAAGACACCAACAAGCAATTAGAAGAGCTGATCAAACAAAAGATGAACAAGCCTTCTAAATTAGATGAAGATGATATTCCAGCATTCGATTCTAAAGAAGACGACAGTGTTCCTTTTGACGTGGATGATGATATCGATGCTCAACTAGCTGCTTTGATTGACAAAGACTAGTTTCTATAATAATTTAAAGAGTTTAAAAGAGGATATAAAAATATCCTCTTTTTTTATTATAGAGGTTGACGTTTCAGTAGAAGTGTTTTAATATAATTGATAAGTTTTATATTGAGGAGATTATATTAGAATGTTTTTATCAGCGTTTTTATTTCTTGTAGCCTTTATCTTATTACTTCTCGGATTCTGTCTGGTAGACGATAGCATCTTGGTAAGCTTGTTTTTGTTTGCTTGTGCAATCTCTATAGTGCTTTTTACAAGCAGCAATCATTATTTGGCAGAACAACGATACCAATCCGATGCTGAAACTCAACAAAAAGAGGCTGCTTGTAGAGTTCCTCAGTTGTCAGCCTCTGTAGATGGAGTACATCTTTGGAAATACAACAACAGTTGCGACGATCGATATCCTGTATACTTTAGCAAATCGGGAACGTCACAAGAAGTTTGTCGTAGAGAAGGTAAACATCATTCTTGCGGAACTGTAACAACTCCAAACCAGTAATTAAATCGATTTTAAAAGGATTCTAGCTATGTCTATGAAGAAATATATACCAAACAGCCTAATCATATTAGACAGCGTTCCTCAGCGCTCTAAATTGTATAAAGTAAAATTTATTAACGGGTTAGAAATATATGCCAAGATTACAGACGGGAAGCCCTACTTTGATCCTTGGGCAGATACTATCGTTGACCGTGAACGTACTCCTAGAAGTTTTAATAACATCTTTAAGTATGACTATCAGAATCGAGACGATGACCTTACAGGAACAAAATTTAATACCGAACATATTCTTAGCTACGAACTTGTAGAACAGCTAGATACTGTCTCTAATACTTTAAAATTTACCTATAAAACCAAGGGATGGTTTGGATCTATTCATGACCGTAAAGATTCTATTAATATACCTTCTACAGTAAGAGAAGAGGACATTGATTGTTATATCCTTAAACATATCATGAAGGATTATGAAGATGTTGATATCTAATATCAAAATTCGGAAGATGGAGGATTATTACGAAGGATATAAGCTTAAAATTGCTATATGTTTCGACGTAGATAAGTTTCTTCTAGAGAATTTTGAGAAACATTCTTCTGATATTCCAAATATTATTGATAATCAAGAGAATCATAGACAGTTCGAAATCTTAAGATATTTAATGAGTTGTATAAAATAATTATACTTTTTATATTTTTCCTGTTGAAGTGTTTATAAAATCATATAATATAAACATATGAAATAAATTATAAACATTATGGAGAAATAAATGAAATACGCAAATTATATTGGTTATTCTGACGTAAGTCCTTATGAAATTATTAGAGTAGTATCAGCAAAAACTTTAGAATTAGAAGTATGACTGCTGAGGAAGATAGATCAGTAAAGATGGAATTTCATGTTGGAGGATTTTCAGCCAACTGTTCAAATCAACAAGATCAAAAATGGTTTATAAATTCGAATCCAGAGGGAGAAGTGAAACGCATTCGTTTGAACTCTAAAGGTCAATGGAAAGACAAATACGGTAATAGGTATTCTTTAAATGATAAACCTATTAAGTTTTATGATTATAATTTCTAAGAACAAAAAGAAAGGACCTTTTGAAGGTCCTTTCTAAATTCTTTATATTATCAGAGCTCTTACAAGCCTGAAACCTTAAACTTACGGTAGTAAGCGTTACCGTTACGTGTCATAGTAGTGAATGGGTTAGCAACCATACCATAACGTGTTTTGTAACCAAGATTTGGTTGATGAGTTTCTGGGTTAACAACTTCTGTCATTTGCAATGGAACATATGGGCAGTAGAAGAAACCAGCATCCATCTGAGAAGCACCTTTGTACCCAACGATAACTTCATCATAACCCAAATACGGATCGATGTATACTTTGAAACGACCTTGAAGGATACCAACGAAAGTATTACCTGTATCGTCTACAGTCAAGTTATTATCTACACCAGGAGCGTAAACCATTTTACCAGTCAAGTCTAGGATAGAAGCAACGTCTGAAGAACAAACGATGAAGTTACCACGACCACGACGAGTGTCTTTAGCAATCGCATTAGCTTCTTTGTTGATCTTAACGAGCAACGATTTGTATTTCTCCGCTGACCAACGACCATCAGAGTTTTTACCAAGATCAAAAGTACCTACAGTTGTGCGAACTACACCGTTAGTATCTTCTAAAATTGTACCGTTTGAGTATTCAACTTCAGCAGCAGCTAATTTAGCAACTTTACGAAGAGTGTTTACAACTTCACGGTTGATCTCTGCTGTAATCTCTGTAGAGAGGATATTAGCAAGTTCTGTTTTAGCATCAAGACCATGAGTAGCTTTCAAATCTTGTGCAAGTTCAAAGCTGTAAGAAGCTTTCAATGCACGTGTTTTAGCTTCAACAGAAGCTTTTTCGATTGTGAAAGACATTTCTTGCCAAGCAGCATCACCACCTTGACCACGGCCAAGTGTTTCAGCAACTCCAGTCGCCATACCAGCACCAACACTATATGAACTATAGTTAGGAGCAGTAGCGTTAGAAGTTTGAGTACCTGTACCAGATTTTGTAGTATTAGCTTCGTTATAGAAAGCCTCATCAGGAGCATATCCTGCTTCAGCCCATTGTTGTTGTTGTGTCAGACCAGCTGTATCAACATCAAAAGCTGTACCACGTGCATCACCTGGTTTACCGAATGGACCATCTTTTTGAGCACCATAAGAAGCACGCATAGCGAAAATCAATCCTGTAGGACCGTTCATTGGTTGAACACCGACTAAGTCGTAAGCCATCAAATTAGGAGCAGTACGGCGAACCAAACTGATCAAAACTGGGTCTACATAGTCAATGCCGTTAGTTTGGTTAGAAACATCATTAGCTTCGTTCAAAGCTCCTTTGAATCCACCACGAGCTTGTGCTTCAGCTTTGAAGAATACTTCAGTATTTTCAAGCAACTGAGCAGTGATAGCTCTACGTGTAGGGTCCTTAATAGCAGGAAGCCCTTCAGCATCAAGCACGTCAGCCCATTCTTTTATAATTTGTTTTTCCATTTCTTTATTTCTCCTTGATATTTAAGAAATCCTGTTAATTAATTTTGTATCTTTAATTATTTATATAATCGAAGATTTTACTCTTTTTTGCTTGTCTCAGAGATGAAACTAGCGTAACGTTTCTTTGCTGAAGATGGATTAGTATCTTCATTTAAAGTTTTAGGTTTATCTTCTGTTCCAGATTTAACATCACGGAAGAATGATTCTTTAATGTATTGAGCTTTTTCTTTGAAAGATTCTACTGAATCAGCATCAACATCTTCTAAGAGTTGGTTGAACTTATCTTTTTGAGTGTCTACCATACCTTCAGATAATTCTCTAGCAGCATCTTTTTTAGCTTGCTCAAGAATAACTGATTTTTGTTCGAGGATAGCTTCTGTCAATTCAGCTACTTTGGAATTGAGTTCAGCTACTTCTGCTTGAGCTTCCTCATAAAGATCTACTTTGTCTTCCGGAAGCTCAATGTTGTGTCTTTCAAATAGTGCTTTCATATCATCGATGAACGATTCAGCAATTTCTTGACGAACACCAGTTTCGATCGCCAACTGATTATCTTCTGCCCAGTTCTCAACAATGTAGTCAGTGTATTCTGAAACTGATTCAGTAATTTCTTCCACACACTCGTTTACATAAGCTTCTGCAAGCGATTCATACTTAGCTTCAAGAGACTCTGAAAGTTCTTGGGACTTTAAAGAAATAGCAGCTTCAAACAATGTAGCCATTTTAGACTTAGCTTCTTCGGAAATCTCAACATCTTTAAAAATTTCAAGAAAAGCTTCTTTCATTTCTTTTTTAGAATCCGATTCATCATCTTCCATATCATCTTCTGCGTCAGAATCGGTTTCAGAACCATCTTCTTGATCTAGGATATCATCATCTTTTACTTCAATTTCTTTTTTATCTTCTTTAGCCATTTTATAGTGCTCCTTAAAATTATATAATTATTTATATTAGTTGAATGTTCGCTTATTCTTTAGTAAGCTTATCTACAGCTTTTGAAATGCCTTTTTGACGCTTATTAACTTTAGCAGCATCTTTGTCTGAATATCTGTAGTATTGATCTGCAGCTTTTCTGCTATCATTAGCATCTTTAAACTTCATATGCTTATCTAATTTAGATGCGTGATCTAAATGTCTTTCGGCAGCAGAAGTAAAGGAAGCTGAATCTGTAGTTCTTGTTTCGACTTCTTTAGAAGCTTTTTTTACATAAGATCCTAGAGTTGCTTTAGAAATCTCATTCAAGGCACTTTCAAATTTCTCCAAGAGAACATCTTCGAATACACTATGCTTTTGTTTCCAGTGATTCATTAGCTTTGTGCTAAGTCTATCGTCGTGAATTTTGCTGTAGTTGTTTCTATACATCTCAGCAGCTTCAAGAGCGTGATCTTTTTCAGGATAAGAGTATTGGCTGATGTGGATAGGTTTACCGTTCTTATCGGCTACCACTGGTCTATGACCTCCATCGAATTTAGAGATCTCTGTACTAGATACATAGTCATCTGGATTATACTTTACGAAACCTTCAACAATAACGTCTTCGATTTTTGAAGTAGTTTCTTCTATAGCAATTTCTTCTGTAATATTTTCTACAGCTACAGAAGAATCTCTTTCTCTGATATTACCAGAATCATCTACGAAGAATTCTTTTGATTCCATTAGAGTTGATACATATGCTGATTGACATGAAGGATCTTGAACAATATCGATCGTAGCCAATCTAAAGTCGTTTTGTACAACTTTAGTTCCGGAAACTTCCTTAACAGTACCAAACCCTCTAGTAGATACTCCAAGTTGAACACCTTCATCAATCAAAGTTTTTACGATTTGACCTTGAGGAGTATTGAGGATTTTGGCTTTACCATAAATGTTTTGACCTTCAACCCAAAGACTTGTAATCATATGAGATACTTTGTCTAAGTTGATTTGAGGACCACTAGGATGATTAAGTTCTCCAACAGATCTCTTGTTAGCTATTTGGTCTTGTGTGTATCTATTCATTTCTCTAACAAGAACTTCTGGAGGATAAACTCTTCCGTTCTTGTTCTTGATACCTGATTGCATAAAGAT